ATTCCAGAAGTTTTAATAGAGTCTGAAATAGATAGACCCGCAGGTTCGTTATTAGTATCCGGTAAAGAAGGTAGATTAAAACTTTATAAGGATATGGAAACAGTTGAACCTGGATGTATTATCGCTAAAGCATTGAAGCCTATTTTGGCTGGTGTTACACAACACAAGATTTTAATATTCAATGCATAAACGTATTAAAAGCTGGATGGCTTATTTTTAGTCATCCAGCTTTTATTTTTTTGGAGGTGCGGGGTATATGTGGAGATCTCCAGATATAAGAGAACATGTTAAAGAACATACAGATTTCCGTATGGGTAATGTACTTAATTATCATAAATTTAATGCTAAGACGGATTCTGTTGGTGAATACGATTATGTATATGCTGGAGAATACAATGAATTAATTGTACCAGATATATCTGCGGATCATTTAATGGTTCGCTTAACAGAAATGATAAATAAAGCAGATATTTTAAAATTTGAATCAGAAGCTAATTATCAATCACCCATTATTTCTAACTTAAGATACAGTAATGTTTTGTTATATCAATTTGTTTTATTTTTAAATAGGCTTTCTAGTAATGCAGATTTTACAATTGAAAAATTAAAAAATATTTTATTATTAACTCAAGACCAAGTCAATGAATTTTTGTTAAATAAAAATAAGAAATCTCCAAGAACTTTAAGAAAAGTGGAAAATGTAAAAACATACGAAGAACTTGTAGATAAGATGGAAAACAATAGTGAAGATCCACAACAAGCAGTCGATGATTGGCTTAATATAAAAATACCCACAGCAAATTTTACAGATATACAAGATACACCATTTTATCAATTATTGGTGTCTGAATTTGGAGAAAAGTTTGTAACTAATTTAGTTACACTATTAGATAAATATGAAAAGCGAAAGAAGGTGTAGATTATGTATGATGGATTATCTATTTCACCTGTTGATATATATCCAGTAACTATCCCTGTATTACAATCACCACCTAGTCAATCTATACCTTTAATGCAACAGCATAGAGAATTTAAAGGCGAACGTGTAGAAACAGTTATTTCTAGTTACATTTCGTCTCTTTATTTAAGATTGATAAATTGGAATAATGTATATTTGGTTAGGTTCCCCGCTTCTTTATTAACAGTTCCATCTATTATTTTTTCTTCTAATAATAGAAATGGTATATGTTTAAATATGGATTTAGCTACAGCAAGATTGGATTTAAAAACAAATAATATAGGTATATCAGACTATACTGCTTTTTCTGCTTGTGTTGTATATGGTATTAACAAAATATTATTTAACAATATGAAAGATGAACAAGTATTATCGGATACATTTAATGCTATGTGTGGTTTCTTATATTCACTTATCATTAGATGCTATATTAAAGATATAGATATTAGCACTATATCCGATCAAGACATTGCAAATATGTATTACTTAGTTTGTAAACTTGTTGCGTCTTCTTATGTAAGAGTATCTGGTAATCTTAATGCTCTTGTTACTGTAGCAACTCAAAGGTTCTTTATTAAGGAAGATGAAAAGACAAAGAAAAAAGTACCCACAGCAAGATTCAATATAGATAATTTACCTAAAGAACAGGAAGTATATGATTTCACATCATTATTTAGCATATTAGATCAAATGGATATTTTTCCAAATATCACATTATCGGATTTTAGAACTAAAGTATCAAAAATGTTTTCATCCACATTGTTAAGTTCTTTAGGGAATGGTTTAAATTTTGCAAGTATGTTAGCTTCATGTAAATTACCTTCAGAAATATTTAGTCAACGTATATTATCTGTTAGACCTGCTTCTGTTGTCATAGTATCTAAATCATTAAATAAATATGTGCTCGAATTAACTAATAATACTTTACCTATACAAACAAATAATGATCTACCACCGGGGTGGTAATTATGAATCAGTTAGGTTTTAATGTAGATGCTACATTAAAATTTCAAAACAAGGAATTGAAATTAGATAGAGAAATAAATTCTGTTAAAATAAATATGGGTGATGGTATATTAGTACCATCATTAGAAATGACTTTTTATGTAGAGAGTAGTTTAGTTAGTCAATTATTTAAACCATATACAGTAGAGTTAACTATTGTTGAACGTAATGGTAAAGCGGATGATAAGACATATATAACGGGAACATTTTTAAGTTTCTCTAATAAAGCAAGTATAGTAAAAAGAGAGCCTAACCAACCTAGTCGTGTAGATAGAGAATTGATAACACACACATATTTATTACAAAATGCATATTCTATGGCTAATACACATACAGGTGGTTTATTTCATTCTAAAACCATAAAACAAGTAATTCAATCATTATGGCCTAAAGTTAGTAATGGATTACAATTAAACTTAGGTAATTTTGATGAAAAAGAAACCTATGAAAATATCTTTTTACCTAATGACTCTTTTTCAACATTGTTAAGGTATATATCACAATATTATGGATTTTACAGCAATATACCTTTAATGTATACGGATTTGAAATCTTTTAACATAAAATCCGTCAACGAAGTTAAAGACCAACCCATCACATTATACTTACGGGAAGAATCAAAAGAACATAAAATCAAAATAGATGAATTGAAATATGCAGTTTATAGTTTACCTAGTTTTCAAAATGCTATAAACAGAATAACAACAAAAATTCCTAAAAAGATTACTATGATTAAAAATGAAGTAGACACATTATTTTCTATAGAAGAATTGGATACTATAAAACATCTTAGATCCGAAAATACAGTACAAACTACAGCATTATATGATACATATTTTGATAAATATATACAACCTAATATGACATTTATGTCTAATAAATCAAGCACATTACCTATACTTGAAAACTTATCTTCTATTTTAGTTAATACTGTAAAACCTACAAAAATATCTATACCAGATCCATTTAGATTCAATCATTGGTTTATAGGTAGAAAAGTAAAAGTAGAATCTAAACACGTCATGCATTCGGATTTAGATGTTACTTACTATGTTTCTGGTCTATCTTTTAATATTAGTCAAAATCAAGAAAAACAATGGAGGGGTACAGTAGATGTGACATTAAAAACAGCGTCTACGAGGAATGTGGAGGTGTAGTAATATGTCTAACATATTATTAGAAGATATATTCGATAGTGAATTAGATGAATATTATAGAGAATTTTCAAAAGAAGAAACATTCGAATATATAGATAAGTTAAAAGAACATAACAATATAGAGAATCAGAAATATTTAAAAGCATTATTTAATGCTTTAGGACGAGGTGTACAAGTAAACAAAGTATTCTTGGCGGAATGCACAGCCAATGAGTTTATAGGAAAATTACAGTATATGGCAAGTTCTTTATTATTACCTTTTTCTGGTATTGGTGCATTGGAACCATATGTAAATAAGTTATATTATTATTTAACAAATAATTCTTCTTTGGATGCATTAAGTATAGGTGGTGTGTACATACCAAGAAAAGATAAATTGTTTGTATTTATTAAGTCTAGTAAGTTAAAAGATTATAAAATTCATTCTGATAAATTGTTATATGTACTATTGCATGAAATGTGTCATCTATATGCTAAAACGCAACCTAAATCTTTTAAAAGTATATTTTGGTCTTCTTATATATTTCCTTTTTATAAAGCGTTTTTTAAAAATCTTAATAACGAGTATAATCTAAATGTGCCGGATAAAGTACTATTAGAATATACAAAAATATATGCGGAATCTTTATTGGAAATGGAAAGTGTTCGTAATTATAAAAAATTGTCAACTATGTATAAAACATTGGATAAGCTACATAATAAACTTACATACTTAGTGTATACTTTATTTTTAAATGTTTATACAGAAGAAGAATTTAAAGCAGAATCCGAATTATATTTAGCAGAAGTATTTCATCGATCTTATAAAGATATAGGTATACATTTACCAAATGTGTTTAAGCTATATCAAGAAATACTATTCCCTAGTGAAATAGTATGTATATCAGCATTTGTCAATAATCAGAAACCAGAATATATAAAAATGTTAAACACCATCTTCATATAAAAGAGGTTATTATTATGGCTAGACCTAAAAAGCAAACACTAAATACAACTAGTAAGGTTTCTGAATTAACACCACAACAAATTGTAGAGGAATATACTAAGTGTGCTCAAAGTGTGGAATATTTTTTAGGTCATTATGCTTTAGTACCTGTTCCCGGAACAGATTTAATGACACCTCTAAAGTTGTGGAAACCACAAAGAAAAATAACAGACGCATTGAACGATATTTGGACAAATAAAGAAAAAAATGGATTAGTGTTAATGGCTTCAAGACAATGTGGTAAAACACAAATAATAGAAGCTGTATGTGTTTGGCTTATGTTGTTTAATCCTAATTATGTTATATTACATTTGAATAGAGATTTACCGCAAGGTAAACAAACGATTAATGAAATTAGAAGTATTATAGATAATTTGCCGTATTGGCTAAAACCTCAATTTGATATTGATAATAAACAAGAAGGTTTTAAGTTTACTAATGGATCTCAATTTGTTTTGCAAGCAAGTAATAAACCTAAAGATAAAAAGTCTGCTAAAGGTAGAGGTAGGAGACCCATGTTTGTGTGGGTTGACGAGGCCGCATTTATGCCTTTAGAAGCGCACATGGCGTCTATACTACCGACAACATCTAGAACATTCTTAAATGCTAAAAAATATGATATACCTTATGGTATAATTTTCACATCCACCCCCAACGGACGCAAAGGTACTGGTGAAGGTTATTATAATATGGTTATGGATGCATCTACTAATCCAAATAGTATATATCATTATGTATCTATTTATTGGTGGGAATGTCCTGGATATGATGCTAAATGGTTTTCAGAACGTTGTAAAGAAAACCATTGTACAGCAGAATCACCAAATCAAAAAGTACAACAAGAATATAATTTAATGTTTATTGGTAGTGACGATAGTATATTTGAGCAAAAAATAATGGAACTTATTCAAGATGCTCAAAAAGCAAAAGAACCTATGCGTAAATTTAATTATGCAGATGGTTATATATATTGGTGGGATATACCTTCACCAAAATATCGCTATATTGTCGGCATAGATACGGCTACAGAGCACGGTACAGACTTTTCCACAGTATATGTCGAATGTTATGAAACTGGTGTGCAAATAGCGGAATGCAAGGTTAAATGTACAGTTAAACAATTTTGTAATTATTATATTCCACTTGTTATAGATTTGTTACCTAATAAAGTATTAGTTATTGAAAGAAATGGTGTGGGGAATCAAACCATAGAAGAATTACAAGATAAATATTTACATATTATTTTAAAAGATGATAAAAATGCTACAGAAAGAAATGCTAAATTAGGTATACATTCTACCGGATCTATTAGAAATTTAGTAGTGGAACAAATATTCAATGTATTTAATACGGAACATGAAAATATTTTATCATATAATTTAAGAATGGAAGCCGCAGGCTTAGAAAGAAAATCTTCAGGTAGAATAGAAGGCCAACCAGACGATTTATGTTTTGCTTTAGGTTGGGTCAAGTACGCTAAAACATATTATGATTTAACGGCTTATTTTGGTATGGGTTCGAGGATACAAAATTATGATGAAATAGATTTAAATGGTTCTGTTACTATGGTAGAATCAGATACAAATGAAGCTATAAATATGGATTTACATACATATGAAATGATGTATGGCGCAAATAAACAGCTTCATGAAGATTTGGAACTATACCAGAAATTTAAACAGAACAAATCTAGGAGCAATAGTAATTATGACACGGATGTCTTTTCTTCTGTTGAAGATCTAATATGATTAAAGGAGGCTCGTATTATTAATATTTATAAATTATTGCGCGAGCTATGCAATACCACAAAACTTGTGTGTAACGCAAGTATGTATAGTGATTTATCTTACTATTATAATTGGAATTTAGATAAATTTGTTGCGGTTAAAATGTTAGACGACTACAATATATACTATAACGATTTGTGGAATTATATTCAAACCAATAAACCTGTGATTATGGATGAAGAAAACAGTATGTTTAAAACACCTCTTATTAATAATGACGATGGTGTATATTTTAATGTACTGAAGATAGACTTCCAGAGAGCGTTTACAAACTATATTAAAAAGGTATTAAGTAAAGAGCAATTAGCAGTAATACAAACGTTTTTTGAAAAAGCATCTAGATTATATTTACCTACATCTGCTAAAAAATTTTTATATAATTATACATTAACAAACATTATTGTTAACTTTATAGGTAAACATAAACTAGCAGAACTAAGACGTACAGTATACGAAGACGTGTTATATCTATGTTGTCAGCTGGGCGATATACTTAAAACTGAAGTAGATGGTGCGTATGTTGTTACTCCATTAAAAGAGTTACCTATATTCGATGTATATGGTCAATTAACAATTAAAAGATATAAATGGATTATTTGGAATAACCCAATTATGATTGGTTTGAATGAAAACAAAAGTATACCTACTATTAAAGGATTGGGTAAGAATTCACCTAACATCTTTTATAAAACACTTGAAAATATAGTTGCTTGTAAAGTCAATACAGAACGCGATCAATGTATAGAAGATTTTTTATATTCCCCCAAAATTCATATTTTAGATTGGTGTTTTAAAACAGATGATGGTGATAAGATAGAATTGTTGTTAAAATCTTCAGACGTTTCTATTCCGTCCAATACAAATGAGGATATAGAAGATTTGTCTGAATTACAAAACTCTTTAGATAGAGATAAATACTTCCAAACATTAGAAAATACACTGATGGTTATTTATGAACTAATCGGTTGAGGAGTGTTAAATATGAGTATAAATTTAAAACGATTTGTTACACTTCTCAGAAGTATGTCTGAGCATGATATAATTTTACCTGTATTAGTTGACGTTATAGAAGGACAATTGGTGGAAGGTAATATTGTAGTAGATTCATTTTCATTAAAAACAGCACCATTTGGAGTTTTTTATGATATGGATAGTAATAAAATATTACTTAATGCCGTGACAATAGAATCGTTATTACAAAGTAATACGATAACTAGACTTATTAATTATTTAAAAAATAAAACAGGTTTGATGTCAGATAAATCTTATATTAAGGGTTTATCTAAAAGTAATTTAGGATTGTTCATCGGTGCTATATTATATTATGGTATACACATCTATAATAGATTTAATAGAGGCGAACTTATTAAAAACGCTTCTACTAAAAGATGGTATATAGAATTTTTATATAGAAACATATATTACTATAGCGGACAGTTAACAACAATGCCACGGCAAGCCGCCATGCTGTTATACTATCCATACATGTGGTTAATATTCGAACAATTTGAAATGCCTATGTATAGAAATTTAACATTTACAGAAGATAGAATTAATAAAATATTGGGTACATTTTCTAATTACAATAAGTTAGAAATAGAACCAAAGCTAGCGCAAATGGGATTAGATCAACCATCATTGGATATATACCATAAATGGTTTATAGATTTTAATAAAACATTAAAAATATTATTTTATAATCAAAATAAAAGAATAGCTAATTTATCACAAGATATATTAGATGAGAATGAAATAGAAATTTTAAAATTCGATGCTTTACAAAATGCATATGATGTAATTAATACATCGGATGTAGTTTCATATAGGTTTCCAACACCTATTTTTAGAGAATTATTTGTGACATCAGAACCACTAGCACAAAGTTTATTTGGTGTCTACATAGACGGTAAAGTTGCCGGACATGAAGATTGGCAAAAAATTAGTGCTAGGGGCATCTCATTACTAGGATAAAAACATTATTACAATTATTTGTATTATCTTCGAGAGCAACTCAAATTATATTCGGAGGTAGATACAAATGGCGTACAATATTTTCCCAGGCGTTTACACAACTATTAGGGACGAGTCCTTCTATGTTCAACCATTACCTGGTGCTATAGGCTTTATTTGTATGTTTGCAGAAAAAGGCCCAGACAATATGGTTCGTATGACCACAGGACCGCAAGATTTAATTGCAACATACGGTAAGGGAGATCCGGCAAAGTATGGGCAGGGTTGGTATGTTGCTATGCAGTATTTGGGTATTTTAGGAAATCTTTATACCATGCGTGTAACCCCTTCAGACGCAACATATTCTGTTCTTTGTTTAAAACACGACACAGCAGATTTAGATAGTGATGGTACAGATGAAGATGTATTAACACACGTTGTACCTTCTTCACCATCTGTTGCTAAATCTATTATAGATACAATGCTTTTAAATAATGACGCAGACGTAATATTCTATCCTGTTGGTAGAGGTTCATGGTATAATAATATTTCTTTAAAAGTGACACCTGCATTAACATATGAAAATGCATATATTATCGACGTTTATCAGGCTATTGATAATGTAAATGTACCTGCTCTTATTGA